AAGTCAACCTGCTTTTGATATCCGCTTGTCTCCGCTTTGTCGAACTCATCAAGATCGTCGTACTTCCACTCATGTACAACACCTATCCCCTTATCGTATGCAACCAGTAAACAATCATCACAAACCTCTATTTTGTTCGCAGTAGTCATAAGTTCTTTCCCCTTACGTGCTAGTTGTTTGTTACACCAAACGTCTCAATTGTTTTGGATAAACCACAGATGTTCCACTGCCAGAGATTGGCTTGACACGTAGCTGCCACCTGTCGGCTGCATCCTTCAACACACCCACAACTTCTACCTTGTACCAAGAGTTTGGTTGCCCCTGAATGTATCCACGTTTGCCAATGTTTTTGATCATGCTACGACTCCTATTCTTTTGCTTAGTGTTTACTGTACGAAACATTAATCGTGTCGGCATCCCAACATGCGCGACAGTCTTTGCATTCATTGTCTTGTTTGCGACTAGGGCAAGTCTCGCTGCTGTCAGTCACGACCGTTGACGTCGGCAACCCGTATCCACTTGGCGGGCTTGTGTCTACCATATGCGCCGACAATCTGACAACTAAATTCTCGGGGAATTCACCGTACAGATCACGATATAACTGGACTATTTTGTATTCGCGTGTCGGCAACCAATGCTTTATTGATGGTGTTAGGTTGACTACTTCAACGATTTTACAGAGATGTTCTAAGTTCTGAATGTCCCCTGAATCGTGCCATCTAAAGTAGGGAACACGCTTGCATGATAGGTTGATCAGCGTTGCCATGGCTTGTGACCATTGCGGATGTACAATGCTATCAAGGCGTTTGTATTCAGCTGCTTGTACATTGTCCATAATATAGCGACCTTTTAGCGCATAACATTCAAAACAAACGGAATCCTTGACGTTGCGGAGCCTTGCACCAACGTTGCATTCTTTAGCAGGTAATCCGTAGGTTTTTCCTGGCATCTTGGATGCGTCGCCAAGAGTATGACAAATGAATTCCGCTTGTGATTTTGTGAGAGTGTTAGGCATTGGTCACTCCTTTACAGTTTAGATACAGGGTTGCTATAGTATTTAGCGAACGTGTTATATATCCAGATAGACATGAGGTCTATCCGACCATAATCAACCCTGTGACTAGCATATGCAGGGCGGTCATCATCGTTAAATTCAACATCGTCTAATCCAATCTCATTGTATCCAAAGCCGTTTGACAACCAGGCCCATGCGACTAGGTCATCCGATGAACGATGCTCAAATACCGCAATGTTGAGAGATTTATTTAAGCCCAAGCCGTGGGATTCCCCATTCATTGACAGTACAAATCCCCTTTCCCTCCCGTTATACCAGGGCCTTGTCTCAAATATAACCTCATATTCTCTGAGATCGTCGTTCCAGTCTGCAAAATCAGGGGCGGTATTTTTCATAAACTCCATGACCGCCGATGCTTGTGGGTTCATTCCCATGGTTGTATCTATCATCTTAGGCATTGCATATCCTTTCACTATGTTTGTTCGATTGAATTAACTGGTCACCCCATCATTTGCTTGATATGGTAGCCGCGCCGCAACATAGCACGCCAATTCCGAATTGCGCATTCGTCAATATTGTGGGCTTCGTAGCGTTCGCAACCGTTTGCATAATGCTTCCTGATTGACTCATCTTTTATCCGGTCTACTGGGTCACCAGATAACCGAAACACTGGACATGTCTTTTCATGCGCTCCGTTGTGCAAGGCATATGCCATTACTTCCGGCAATCGATCTACGTAACAGTCGCATCGTTTCATTGTGTCTCCCCCCTCACTATGTTGTTTCATACTGTCTTGTGTCATCTCAGGCCCTACCATAACATGGGTGGTTTCGGTTTGTCAATAGGTAATTTGAGTTGTTAGTTAGGATAGTGTGGTGTACGTTCGTCTCTGACTGTGGCGTAAGGGGCGTTGGGAAAACCTACATTCAACCGTACTCCACTAAAAAAAGAATGCCTTCGCCATCAGCCCGTCAGCATCCCGACGTTAGCGTACTGGATGACGTCGGTTGCTCTCGTCGCAGTACCAACGACGGTGCGTAGTGTACGCTCAGCGCCTACCGTTACTACGTAACGGTACTTCTGACGCTGCAAAGCTAGGAGTAGCTACAGGAATGAGCGCAGTTTGTGCGGTTCAAAGGTTCCTGTTCCTTAAACGCACGTTGGGGGGGTATGGCTTGGCGTCTCTTATAGTTACCAATAGATACCCGTGACGAAAATTTTACGTTAAAGGGACGTAGTAAGACGCACCCCCACTAAGAGCGTAAGTACGTCTGGATTTAGAGACTGAGAGACTACCCCGAAGGTAGGTAGGGTCGAAGGCTCTCTAACTAACAAGAACGTCTTAGCGTCTTTAAGTGCTAAGAGAGTAAGGGGGACCCCTCTTAGGGGGCCCCCCTTACTCTTAGCTTAAGAACGTCTTACTCTTCTCTTAAGAGTCTTAAGGGGGCAGAAATATTTTTTTATTATGAAAAAACGCGGTACATAAATTGACAACTTTGGGGTTTTGCGGTACAGTCAGCTACAAATGCCATACACTACGGTTGAGAATTCAGCTAATCTAGGTCGTATCGGTAAGATTTCTGCCCGCACTCTGGGTATTGGGCGAGCGATTGTAGCAGAACCTGACAGTACATATGAGGAGCTTGCGTTCAGGTTTGGGGTTAGTCGGCAGCGTATTGGTCAGATAGCAAAGAGATTTGCGGTAGGTCGAAAGAAGGTCAAGGGTTATGCCGTACAGTAAAAAGAACTCTAAAGCCCAGATCGTTGCTGGGGATGATAAGGTGACTAGGCAGGAAACTTTCCTAGCCAGCTATTCTGTTACTGGATCGATCAATGTTTCGGCTGAGAATGCTGGAGTTACCAGGCATGCTTACAACAACTGGATGCAGGAAGACAAGGACGACTTTAGGGTTAGGTTCAATGCGGTACGGGAAGATTTTAGAGAGCATCTTCAGGACATGGCTATCGATAGGGTTAAGGCTCAGAAGCCAGGAGACAATCCTGTACTGTTGATTACGTTACTTAATGCCCACTGGCCTGAGAAGTACCGACCAAACACGGTTGTTAGTGATGGCACTGCCAAGGAAGTTATGGCTGAGTGGAAGCAGTGGGTCAAGAATTCCAAGAAAGAAAATACGTCGCGAGAAGTTCCTGCTGAGGTAGAAGAACGAGAAGCTGAGTTAGAAGCAAAGCAGCTTTTCGACAGGAAGTTCAATGACAACACTACAGACGGAGAGAGCAAGTAACTCTGTTTCAGAGTATATCTTTTCTAGAGTTGGATTCTCTCCAACACCATTGCAAGAGAATATACTTAATTGCCAGAAACGCTTCGTACTGGTTGCGGGCGGTGAGCAGGCTGGTAAGAGTATGGTGGCATCCAAGTTCTTTTTGTCTCGGTTCCTGGAGACAGAAGGGGCGGGACTGTATTGGCTGGTTGCCGCCGACTATGAACGTACCCGTGCCGAGTTTGATTACCTGGTTGCGGACTTTTCTTCGTTAGGGATTCTTTCCGAAGTCACTAAGCGTGTAGATCCAGGGCGCATTATTCTGACAGATGGGTCTAGGATCGAGACAAAATCCGCGAAAGACCCCCGCACCCTAGCTATGAAAGCCCCAGATGGGATACTGGGTTGTGAAGCTAGTCAGTTGGATATGAATTCCTTCCATAGATTGCGTGGTAGGGTGGCTCCTAAAAGGGGATGGCTGTTTTTATCAGGTACATTTGAAGGATCGTTAGGTTGGTATCCACAACTGTACTCTTCGTGGAAAGGCAAGACGGGAGAAGAGCAGTCTTTTTCACTGCCTAGCTACTCTAATTCGTATCTATATCCTGAAGGTAAGGCCGACCCAGAGATACAAAAGCTAAAAGCACTCTCGTCTGACGAGTTCTTTATGGAACGAATCGAAGGGATACCTTGCCCACCAGCGGGATTGGTATTTGAAGAGTTCCGCACTGACGTTCATGTTGACGATACTATCGAGTGGGTTCCTGACGAGCCAGTATATCTGTGGATGGACCCAGGATATGCAGGAGCCTATGCAGTAGTTGCAGCTCAGGATATTAACGATCAGATATATATCTTTGATGAAGTCTATGAGCAGGGACTTACTACAGAATCTATGATTGATATTGTGCAGAATAAGCCTTGGTGGAAAGATGTCCACTCAGGCACTATAGACATTGCTGGTTATCAACACCAGGCAATGTCAGCACCTGCGGAGATGTGGATGGATAAGACTGGGATATATCTGGACGCTCAGAAGATTAGAATCAACGAAGGTACGGAAAGATTAAAAGGGTTTCTAAAACCAGATCCGATTACTAACATACCAAAACTTTTGATAGCTCCTAGATGCAGGGGAACCTTATCTGAGTTTGGTGCGATGCCATCTCCGTTTGATGGTCAGTCGAGAGCTTATAAATGGAAGACCGATAGAGATGGTAATATTGTTGGTGAGACTCCAGAAGATAAACACAACCATGCTATTAAAGCACTGGTATACGGACTGGTAAGCAGGTTTGGATACGGTTATATTAACGGACAAGAGTTTATAAAAGTGAAACGGTGGGCTAAATAATTATGCCAAGATTAAAACCAGACGATATTATAGAGAAGGTAGAGGCTCACTATGACGCTACCCATCCCTTACGTAATAGGATGGACGCAGATCACCAGCTATACAAGCTGGACTCTTACGATGCTGGGGACGGGTATAAATCGTACACATCCAATGAACCCCAGACCTACGCAGATAAGATAATTTCGTGGATGACCGGAGCTGACGTAGTTGTAAGAATTCCACCAAATGGTAACCCACGTAATAGCCGTGAGGTGAACAATGATAAAGAACGATTTATTATTGGAGCCTTACGCTCTGCTGATGAACGTCTGACATCAAGGTTAGTGCCGTCTATTAAAGATCAGCTATCTTGGTACATAGCTCTCAGAGGGTGGTATGCAGGTAGGGCTATGCTCTCCAAACAAAAAGACGATACCACTACTATTGATGTAACTCCGTGGGACCCGATACATACCTACTGGGGAGTTGGATCAGATGGTCTGGCCTGGGCTTGTTACAAGATCAAAAAGACCAGAGGAGAGATAGAAGCTCAGTATGGAATTCGTCTTGGTGATGCTAGAGCGGACGACGATGGTATTGCAGTCTATGATTACTATGACACTGAGTATAATACCGTAGTAGTACCTGGAAGATTTGTTAAAAAGCGTACCCCACACGGTGGAGAAACTGTTCCTGTATTCATAGGGCCAGTAGGATCTACTCCGTTAGTCCAGTCACTGGAGCTATCTTCTATTGAAGACACACTAGAAGATTTCGGAGAGTCCGTATTTAAGTCTACTAGAAGTCTCTATGAGAACCATAACTTCATGATGTCAGTAATGTTGGAACTGACAGCACGGTCTAGGAAGCAGGGATTAAAGGTAGTTAGTAGAGACGGTACAAAAACATTAGATGAAGATCCATATCAAGAAGGAACCGAGATATCGCTAGGTCAGGGAGAGGATGTAAAGCCCCTTGGACTCTTGGAGATGGCAAAAGAGTCGGGTGCTTTCATGGGACTAGTGTCAGGAGAGTTGCAGAGAGGTAGCGTCCCTCACTCAGTATACGGGGAACTACCATTCCAGTTATCTGGGTATGCAATTAACACGTTACGTCAGGGTGTGGAGACGGTTTTGATTCCTAGGGTTCAGGCTATGGAAAGGGCTTATACTCAGATAGCCAACCTGCTTTGTGACCAGTATCAGACTGGTAGTTTCAAAGCCGTCGAACTATCTGGTGAAGATAACAATAGGATGTACTTCTCAGAAGAGATTACTCCAGAAAGAATAGAAGCTGGAGGAGATCCTGAGATTAAAATATCACCAAGACTACCAGAAGACGATATGTCCAGATACGGGATGGCACAGATAGCAAGAGAAGGACAGACTCCACTGCTGCCAGACCTTTGGATCAGAGACAACATACTAGGAATACAAGATGCAGACCAGGTTGACGATGCGGTAAAAGAGCAGATAGCAGAACGAACTTTACCAGAAGCGGGTATGTGGTCTCTCTATCAAGCAGCGATGAAGCAGGGTAGAGAAGATCTGGCTCAGATGTATTTCGGAGAATTAGTTGCAATGCTATTTGCTAAAGCGAAACAAATGTCAGATACTTTCGGCGGGGGTGGACCTGGTATGCCTCCGGGATCTCCCTCTCCGGGGCCTGGTGGAGTGCCTGCCGGGGTAGCACCGCCGGGTCCTCCCCCACCAGAAGCGCCGCCTATGCCATCGCCAGAGGTAATGCCTCCAGCGGCAGCGGGCGTACCGCCTCCAGTACCGACTCCGCAAGGTGGGCCAGTAGTACCACCAGGGCAGCCTAGACCAGGAGCGCAAGGAGAAGGAGAACGACTTCGTAGAATAGGTCTTGTAGGACCAGGAGGTTAGATATGGCTTCAACACAAGAAGAACAGGGACTATTGAGCGCCTTTGGCTCTATGATGCAGGACTTTTTCACTGGTAGTGTTCCTTCTTTTGTGCAAGGAATGATGGGGCCAGCTCCAGGAGAGGTAGACCCAGGATTGCTAAAAACAGCAGAGGACATTAGAACTGGTAAAGTAACTCCAGTACCGCCCCCTATGACCCCGTTAACAGATACTACTCTACCTATGACAGATGACACATCATCTTTATTACAAGGGGTTAATAATCCAAGGATACAAAATCTTTTGAATATCCCAGTAAAAGATAGTGTAATAACTGGAGAAGATACTCCTAGAAAATTAGCTGAAGTACAGGCTGAAGAGT